AGACCTTGGTCAGTACCTTCAGCAAATGGGTTAGCAACTAGACCGTAACGAGTCTTGAAGCCAATCTTTGGCTGGAATGTACCAGTATCAACTGCACGAACCATTTGCAGAGGAACGTATGGGCAGTAGAAAATACCAGCGTCATAAGCGTTCGAACCCTTATAACCAACAACAGCAAACTCAGATGAAGAACCTGCTGGGAAGTATGGGTCGATGTAGACCTTGATACGACCGAAGATTGTACCAGCAAAAGTATTACCAGTATCATCAACTGTCAGAGATACTTGACCTTGTAGAGCCGAGTTGTAGTCAAGGATACCAGCCATTGCAAGAGCAGAAGCAACATCTGACGAGCAGATCATGATGTTACCTTTACCACGACGAGTGGTCTTTGCAATAGTGTTAGCTTCACGTTCGATTTGGAAAGCCAGACCTTTAACTTTTTCAACCATCCAGCGACCGTTCGAGTCAGTGTCTAGGTTGAATACACCTGCTGTAGTTGTACCGACTTGAGCACCAATCTTCGAAACTTGATAGATTGTACGGATAACTTCACGGTTGATTTCAGCAAGAATTTCTGATGACAGAATGTTAGCCAGTTCTGTTTCTGCGTCCAGACCATGAACTGCTTTCAGGTCTTGTGCAAGTTCCATCGAGTATTCTGCTTTCAGAGCACGTGTCTTAGCAGTAACAGTGACTTTCTCAATCGAGAATGCCATTTCTTGGAAAGCGTTAGCAGCAGCGCCATCGCCAAGAGCTTCAGCACGAGCTGTAGTCATAGCAGCAACTGGTGCAGCGTTACCAGTAAATACTTCAGTTGGCAAAGTGCCTTCTGTGAAAGGCTGATTACCAGATGTTCCTAGACCAGCAAAACCGGTATTAGCTTCGTTGTAGAAAGCTTCAGAACCACCCTGTGATGCATACTTGGTACGCATAGCGAAGATCAGTCCTGTAGGACCAGTCATTGGCTGAACGCCGCAAACGTCATAAGCAATCAGGTTAGGCAGCGAACGGCGAACTAACGAGATTAAAATTGGATCGAAACCAGCAACTGGACCTGCAGCAGCAGAACCACCTTGAAAACCACCGTTTGTGCTACCCATCGAGTTAGTTGGTGCACCAGTTTCGTTCAGCATGCCAGAGGCTTTTTGCATTTCAACCATCTGGTTTTCTAGAACAACTGCTGTGACCGCCTTACGATATGGGTCTTTAATGGATGGCAGGTCTGGGTGATCCAAAACGCCTTCCCATTTTTGTTGTAAATTTTCAGACAAGTACATATTTACTCCTTTTTTTATTTAAATTTTTGTTTTGGAAATTGCTTTCATTACAGAGGCAACGTATGGGTCGGCAGAAATTTGTTTTTCTGAACCATCTTCTACTTGCTCATGTAAATCTTTTTCTTCGGCTTTCTTTGTGCCAGAAGGGAAGTAATTCTCACGAATGGTTTCCAGCTTTCCTCTGTACTCTTCCTCTGTGGAAAATTCTACGCTCTCTGCAAGCGATTTTACTTTTTCAGATTGTGTAGCTGTTAGACCTTCGCAAACTTCATTTGCAATTTCATTCTTAACTGCTTCTACTAAAGCTTTGTTCAACTTAATGTTGTTTTCAATTTCTTCGTCAAGCTTGCTTTGCAGTTCTTCAACTTGTGTTGCAAGCTCATCAACTACATCAACCTTATCCGAAGGAACATCAATGTAATGCTCAACGAATACATTCTTCAGAGCATTAATGAAATCTTCGGCAAGTTCTGCACGTAGACCAGATTCGATAGCGATTTCATTTTCTGCCATCCACTGTTCAACGACATAGTTCATGTAGTCATCAATCTTTTCTGTTAGGTCAGCTTTGATTGACTCAACTGCTTCTTCGAGCATCTTAGCATAATTCGATTCAATTTCTTCTTGAATTTGATTTACACGGTCAAGTACACGAGCTTCAAAAATTGTTGCCGCTTTGACTTTGAAATCTTCCGAAATTGTATCGTCGTCTGCAAATAAAGAGTCGATATCTTCTTTCATTTTTTTCTTCATTTTATCCATATGCGAAGTTTCGTCGAGAACTTCTTCATTTTCTGAAACTTCTTCTTCTTCTTTTACCGACTTCATATGAAGTTGGGTATCAGGCGAAGCCGCAGATGGTTTAGTTGTAGGTGCAGTAGCGCTTTTAGCCGCCTTTGTGGCATCGATTTTGTTAGAATCGTCCATAGGCTTAGAGTCTTGAGGTGTTGGCCCACCCAAGTCTACAGCGTCAGCGCCAGGTAATTTTTGTGGTGGCATGCCAGTAGCGGATTTCTTGCTATTTGCAAGGATTTCTGCTGCGGCTTCCATTAGTTTGCTTTGTGCCATTAGGAATCTCCTTATGATTTTCTTATTTATAAATTTTAAATTTTTCGCAGGTAGTTTTCGAATAATTTTAAAGCTACTTCCTCTATTTGTTTTTTGGAAGCCATCTTTATTTGTCTCTTAGTTCTGTCAAAGTCTGCCTCAACAAAACGACCTTCGACAAACAACCATTCTTTATTTTCCATGATGCCGTTTACAAAGGCGCCAGGAGCCGAAGGATCAGCAACAATGTCTGCCGCTGTAGCAAGTCTGAGGTCGTCTTGAACTAAGTTATAACCTTCTTTTGTCTGCATAACAGAACCTAAAGCTCTAGATGAAACACCAAGATTAACTCCATTATCGATCATGTTTTTAACAATCTGTCCATAAGGAGTATCTAAAACGAGAGCCTTGCCGTAAAAAGTATTGCCATCTTCCGATAAAGATACAATCTTATGAGAAACTCTTTCTAAGTTAATAGATGGTGTATCTGGATGTCCAAGTTCACCTAGTGCTCTATTAGTCTTGATAAATTCTTCATTATAACGGTTGACTTCATTACGTAAAGTATCCATTCTGTACATGCGGTTGTTGCGATTGACTGTATCGCCAACCAAAAAAGTTCCTTCAATATAAAGGTTCTTTTTACCGTTTTCTGAAGCTTCGGTAATGTACTTTACATTCTCTACGGTTTCTGTGATTAACTTCATTTTACATTCCTTCTAAAGGAGGATCGTACTTGGCTACTTTTGCTAGTTGAAGTATTAAAGTGCCTACTGTTCCAGAATTAGTTATGTATACATTTGAGGTAGAGCTGTTGGCCAACGATGCATCGAATTCGTAGAAAACAAAATGTGAAAAGGATGGCAGTTCTAGGAGTTTTTCACCACTGGCATTATTGCCTCGATAAATTCTCCAGACACCATCAGTTACTCCAGATGCTTGAGCGATCATGGCCTGTTGTACATTTTCTCTCGAATCTTTGGCTAAATCGCTTAGAGTAATTAGTGTTGCTGAGTTACCAACAATTCTAACTAAAGATTTAGCTCTTATCGTATTTACAATTTCATGTGGCATGTTATCTTAGTCCCATTGATGAACGCCTACGCATTGACATTTTTCTTTTCAGTAATGATCGGCGAAGTTTAGCTCTTCTAGTTGTTTTCCAAGAACGCTTTAACATTCTAGCTTTGTGTATTCTTACAGAAGCAGGTATTCGTTTGATCGTATTACCCGATATTCTATAACCTTTAACGCCAGAACGCTTGACATTCTTTTGAACTACAATTCTACCTTTTTTGTTGCGGCGAATACGGCGTCGAATCTTTTGAACTCGGCCCATTTTAATAATGTTTGTATTACGAGCTTCATTAACTTCGCCAGTAATTTCTGCTGCAACGTAACGCTTAGCTTCTTCTAAGCGTTTTGAAATCTTTTGTTCTAATAAAGCAAAAAATTTTTCTTTTGCTTCATCAAGTTTATTCTGTATAATTAAATCTACCAAACTCATTTGGTGTGCCTAAAAGCAAAATCAGAAGCTCTGGCAAAATGGTCCTTTGACTTATGAACCATGTCAGCGAACTTCTTTTTGTTTTCGTCATTTAGAGCTTTGTGTACCTGAACAATAGCTGAAGCTGTAAAGTGATCGACTTTAGCCGTTTTACCGTCAGCAAACTTAACTGTATTTGCCTGTTTATTGTTCACAATACCGTGCAAAGAATCCATTACAGACTCCTGCACTTGTTCTGCTTGTATAGCAGAATCTACTTTAGGTCCATAAGGAACCGAAAAATATTTATCTAATTTATCATTGTAATACAAAGCTACTCTTGTATTATCTGGATACAAACGAATAGATTTTCTTTTCAACATAAGAACTGGAGGAGGATCTCCATCAATTGGAGCCTCATTGAGTTCTACATCTTCTCTAACCGCTTGTCTTGTTTTTTGAAAAATCTGCTTATTCGAGGTAATTAAATCTACCATTTTATTAAACAGATTTTGAAGAATCATTCGATCAGCATTATTAAACTGAGGACGTTCCTCTTGCATTTTGTCCAAGATTCTATGTATTCTTTGTAACTGGGCTTTGTTTGCCAAACCAGCTCGTACTAGAATATCAAACTTTGAGTAGTCTGATTTTTCTTCTTCTACAATAGTTTTAAATTCTAGTAAAGATTTCATTGTTCTTCGGTCTGTTCTTCACCCTGTACTTCTTCTGTATCTTCTTGATCTTGTTCTTGGTCTCTAAAAAGATTTTGAGCAATTTCAACCTTTTTAGCTTCTAAAGCATCAAATGCTTTTGCCGAAATTAAGTTGCTCAATGTTTCTTTTGCTTCTGCGGCATTGCCAGAAGCTAAACTATCAATAAATGCTCTTGTGTCCATGATTTTTATTATCTCCTATTTATCAATGATGAATATCTTTCTACCTCGGCATCTAACATAGGCGTTTTTGTTTCGGTAGAATTGTCGTCAATCGTATTATCCTCTGGTGCATACTCTTCTGGATTAGCTGGCGGTTCAGAACCAGGAGGTTGCATTGTTGGCCCACCAGTTCCTTTTTTCTCTTCTTCAGCAATTTCTTTGTCCATTTGTTGTATAACATCATCGGACATTTGAAGAATGTTTTTACGGACCCAAGCCGCAGAATAGTATCTGCCAATATAAGGATCAACTGTTTGTAGAGTTTGAACTCTAGCGGTAAGCAATTCTGCATCCCGCATTTCAGTAAAGTTATTATCTTTCTTATAATCGTAATAGATCGATTCTTTAAATTCTTCCCACTCATCAGAGGTACAAATACCTTTTAATACAAGTTGGGTTTTTAAAGCTTGATCGAAAATTTGGGAAAACTTATTACGCAGACGAATAATAAACTTAGTAAACTTAACTTCATCTCTAGTAACTTCAGTTGTTCTACCAAGACCAATCATACCACCTTGTTGTGGTTCTAGTCTTGAAATTGGAACATTGAGTGACTGTAGAAGTTTGGTTCTAAAATACTTTACATCTTCCATTTCGCCAAGGTTTTGTCCTGCTGGAAGTGTGGTGATTTCTGTGCCTTTACCACCTTCACGGCGTGGTAACCAGAAATCTTCAAGCATCGACATGTGCTTACGATCATCTCTTAGTTCACCTGTTGATGCATCGTAAACCATTTTGTTACGATACTTAATCATAATATCACGTAGATATTGTTCTGCTTTACCTTTTGGTAAATTACCTACGTCGATGTAGAAAATACGGCGTTCTGGTGCTCTTGAGATACGGTAAATAACAACCGCATCTTCGATCATTCTTAATTGATTGAGTGGCTTAATTGCTTTGTGTAGATAAGAAATAACAAAAGTATTTCTAGCATCCATTAAACCAGATGTTACATATACAATTGACTCTGGCGCAATTCTTATACCTTGTGATACTTGAGCGCTGTACATCTGAGTGGTTGTACCACGATCATTGTACACATAGTATTCAGCAATAGACTGAATAACCATGGCGCCAGTTCTTGGATCTTTATCCTTCTTAATTTCACGGATTTTGCGAATTTTACGTGGATCAATGTACCTTAATTCTTGAATACCAGATTTAGGGTTACTTTCATCAACAACTACTTGATAGTAAATTCTACCATCAATATACCATCTTTTAAATAGGTCATCCGATAGATTGCTAAAGTTTAAAAGTTTTAAAACATTTTCAAACTCTTCAAGAATTTTTTTCTTAATAGAATCTGGTTGTTTTAGTTTATCTAAGATAATGTCAACTGTCCTACCAGAAACGTCATGTGTAATTGCCTCATTTACAATATCATCAATGGCCATTTCCAATTCTGGATGGTTAGCCATTTCACGATATCGTGTGATGAGTTCTAATTCATTTCTGACGGAACCTTCTAAATCAACATAGGTTCCATAGTAAGCGTTTTGGGTGATGGTGACAGCACCATCATCCATAGCGTTAGTTGGAAGTGTGAAAGATGGTTGCTCAGGTGGTTGTTCCTTAGCAATGTCTTTACTGCCGAGTGTAAACCCGAATAGTTTTAGAGCCATTAAGTATTCATCCTAAAAATTAAGGAAAGGCCGAAGCCTTTCCCTATTACACTACACCGTCTGAAACGGATTCCCACCACTGATAGGTAAGCGTTACAGAAAACTCTTCGATTGTGTCGTTTGAACCCCAATCAACATCAATAGGGGTAATATCAGAAGGAAATAAACCAACAAATTTATATTTCTTGATTGCATTTCCTTGCTTGCCGTATTGTGTAACTTCTCCGTCAACGGAATAACCACTTGGGAGAAGAGCGGCTGGATTTCGAACATTCAGATTGTGACTGTTAATGCCGTTCATCCATCTTTCGAAAGCATTACGAATGACAAAATCTTCATCGTTAATAATTGTGATAGTCCAATCGGCGAAAGTTCTGTTACCAACAAACTTTAACTCTCTACCAAAATATTGAACAGGTACAACTCCCAGGGTTGATCCTGGAAGTTGAGCTGTTTTACACATGAAAGTTGTTTTTGTTTGAGCGGTTCCTGGTGCTGAGAACGCAGGAAACGGCAACGAAACTTCAAATAGATTAGGACGGGCACCGTCCCCAGTCATCTGGGAACGGAATTCGTTTACGTTAAAAGCCATTTAATTATCTCCTGTTTCTCTATTTATTAGAATCTTCCAACAACTTCTTCAAAGCTTACGCCTGTGCGTACTGCAACGAAGTTAAGTTGGATGAAGTTAATTGAGCGAGCAGGTTTGATGTAGATGTCACCAACAAACTCGTTGCGATCAATAACTTCACCTGTGTTATTGCTTTCATCGCAGACAACACGGAAGTCTGTAATACCACGACGACCTTGAACATCACGCAGATAAGGCTCAACTAGGTTAACAAACTGTGCTCTTGTGAATTGGTCGTTGAATTCGAACAGTGAAGAACGAGCTGCACGAGCAATTGCCTTTTCAAGAACAATAAACAGGCGGCGAACATTAATACGGTCAAATACTGATGGGCGACTTAACATAGTCTTGTCACCAAACAGAACAGTACCTTCTCCCTGGAATGTAGATACAGGGTTAATTCCTTTTACATACAGATCATCACGTTCCGCTTTTGTTGGATTCCAAGAAAGTTTAATTACATTCTTGATTTGACCACGATTGAAACCACCAGGTGAGAACCATGGATCACGTTCTAAATCTGTACGAGCACATGTTCCCGCAATGTCACCGTTCAGAGGAACCCAACGGTATACATCATTGTATTTGTCGTACTGATACTTATAACCAGAATCTATTACAGCGTATGACGATGATGTAAGTGTATCACGATAAGCTGTGACAGATGCCGATTCAGAACCAGCATTATCTACAACAGATGCTTTTGTTGGCGATAAGAACACCATGCAGTCTTTACGCACTTCAGCGATATTCGAAATCAGATGAGTAGCGATTGTAGCATTACCTGGACCAGAAACGATCAGTGAAATATCGATTGAGTCTGGATTAGCGAAGTAATCATATGCAGTTACAATCTGAGAGTTGCCAATTGTTCCATCAGCACCACCAGTCATAGAAGCATAGAAAGGATTTCTTAGTCCGTTTGCGCCATCGAAAGTTGTTCCTGCCGATAAGCTACCCCAGTTGCTATTACCTGGTACATGTGAAGTCCACCATACATAACGTGAACGGTCATTTAGAACATTCACATAGTAGTTTGTCGAACCGTCACCAAACTTAGCGTCGAAAGCCTTTGATACGAAAGAGAATTTTTCAAGAACAGTGTTTGCTACACCATTCGAAAACTTGCCATCTTCGTCAATAACGATAATGTGCATTTCGTCACCAGATCCACCGGCTGAAGAAACAAAGTCTGAAGTTGCTGGTGCAACACCAAAGTTGTCAGCATATTGCCACTTACGAAGAATTGCTTTGCCTTCTTCTACAGCTCCTGGTGCTGTGGCTGTTACGATAGCTGTTGCATTAACTGAGGCTACACGAATGTATGTTGTACCACCGTCAACAGAGATCAGATCGCCAGACTGTAAGTTAGCTGCAGCGTTGGCGTTACCTTGAACATTAATTACTGTGGCGCCAGAAGTTACAACATTAGTCTTTAAAGAGTCTGTTACTGTCAAGTTTGAAGAGAAAGCCTGAGAAGAAGCGCAGACCGAAACTCTTAAACTATTTCCTAGAGCTCCAGCCCACTTTGCTGTCATTGGGCCTAGTGTTGTATTTGATGTTGACCAGTTTTCGGCGTAATCACTTTCATTCTTAATTAAAACTCCAGAGCCGTTCGCACTAGAATTTAATGTGGAAGTTGTATTTGCCGCACGAACAACTTTTAAATTGTTTGAGTATGCTAGAAAGTTTGCTGCTGAGAACCAGTATTCATAATTTGTACTGTCTGGTTTACCAAATCTATCCGCAAGACGGGATTCATCAGAAATGGTAGTGACTTCACCAACGGGTCCCCAAGCAAAAGGACCAGCAAAAGCGCCAATGGAAGTGGCGACTGAAGGGACGATTGTAGTCAGATCGATCTCTGATACATTTACCCCAGGTGATAGCTGAAATGCCATGGATTTCTCCTTTTGTTATTGGGTCAATTGTATTTATAATTAATGATCTATTTAGTTTTTTACAGATTTGAGGAAAGATAACCCTTTTCAGACCAAATATCAGAGCCATCATGCACATACTCTTCTTTTCGGCCATCGTCTATGATTCCAACTGGTGTCAAATCTTCTTCAACTAACATGTTATTTTCTTCCAACATATACTTGCGTATGTCAATATTCGTAGCTTCTTTGAAATAGGACTGTGCGGCCAACCAAGAAAACAGAACTAATCCCATAACCAGATCGTCATTATTACCTTCTTCTGCCATATAACTGTCTCTTTGGCGAACGAAAGTGTTCAATTCTGCTATGGTATCGAAATCGGAAATGATTAACTTATCATTTTCGACGAGAGTTTTTAAGTTAGCACAACCAATCTTTTTAACAGACTTTGTGGTTTTAATACCAAAAGAGGTCGATCTTTTGAATCCTGCGGAAATACTTTGACCTTTAATGTGGTGATGTTCTAACTTATAGATGTTTTCATATTCTAGATCATAGTGTAGAATATCAACAACCTGTTGACCCACATTATTTGTTTCGATTAGGGCATACGCTTCATTATATCTCTTACATAATGAATATATTATTGTAGGAAAAAACAATAAAGGCAATTTATTGTTTCTGTACTTTGCTACTTGCCTATAAGGAACCTCAGACACATCAATAATATTAATTGTTGAATAATCTTGTTCAACTCCCTCTGAGCAGTCTACAGTACCAATGTATAGCCTACCCGGTTTAGGTTGTTCGTAAATGTCCAAACCTTCTTCAGAATGTATTGGAGTATGAAAGGCCAATGATCTAAGTTTAGCACCAGAAATAAGTGTTGCTGAAGAACCGATAAATTCGGTTTCAAATTCTTGTCTAAACTGTTCTTCAGAAGTGTTTCGAATCGTTTCTTCTTTCCAGGCTTGATCTCTACCTGGAACCATAGACCAATGAACTTCAATTGGTTTATACGTTGATCTGCCTTCTGAAGCATCAACCCACATCTTGTAAAAATGGTTCAAACCATAAGGAGTCGAAACGATAATAACCTTTGTGGTTTTACCGGAAGAAATAACTGGATAGGTCGATGTGAAGAATTCATCTGCCATGTTTTTTGGAACGAAGGCAAATTCATCAAGGAAAATTAAGTTATAAGAACCACCTCGAACACCAGCTGCCGATGTGGCATAAGCAGCTATTTTTGATTTGTTCTCTAACTCGATATTACCTTTGTTCCAAGTAATGACACCTTGTTGCAACCAAAGAGGAAGATATTCATAAGCATACTGAATTCTCCCTAAAATATCACGAGCAAGAGAACCTTTGTTTGCTAAAATAGCAATGCTATAATCATCGTTAAAAAGAACAGACCACAACATATAACCTACTGTCGTAGTAGTTTTACCAACTTGGCGTGGCATCTTACAGATACAAAAACGATTTTCGTGAAAGTCACGAACCATGCCTTCTTGAAAAGGCCACATTTCAAAAGGTATCAGACCACGATCTACGTTGACAATCTTTACATAAGTCTTAATGAAATAGACCGGGTCTTTCGAACACTTAATTATTTCTGCTACTTGTTCTTCGGTGTA